AAGAAAAGTAACATGGCAGCAGAACAAAACTTAATACTTAACCTTCCATTCGACGAAACGGGAGGTTCGGCGGTTGCTTACGACTATTCGCAGAACCGCCACGACGCGACGATTTCAAAAAGTGAGTTTGTCGGCGGCAAGCAAGGCAACTGCATACGCTTTGACGGCGAAGGCACGGCGGCGATTGACAGGAACATCCTCACGCTAACAGGTAGTTTTACTATTTTGGCGTGGATTAAAGCCAACGAGTACCCCGACGGGCAGACGGGCAGACGTATAGGCTTATTCTGTAACACCGCGCTTTTGGAAGGTTCACGCGATATTTGGGTAGATGTCTCGCCCGAAAGTTGGGGCTTCTTTGTCGTGAAGAAGGCAGGGAACTACATATCGCTTTATTTAGACACGCAGTTAGTAGAGACGGTAGAACTTCCCAGCGCACTAACGGGAATTAGTCTTTTGCAGGACATCTACGGCACGGGGTACGCCTACGCCGATTTGGACGAAGTGAAGATTTACAACACCGCACTCACCGCGGCGTAAGGGTGGAAAGCAGTAGCGGCGTTTTGGATTTGCCGAAGTTGAAGACACCAGCCTCCAGCGATTGGGCGGACTATCACGGCAAGGTTATAGATCTAACCGCGAAGCGTTACGAGGAACGCGAAATAACGCTTAATTGCTGGTTGAAGGCAAGCGGAAAAATGGACTTCACGGAGAAGGTAAACAACTTGTACGAAGTCTTTAGAAATGACGGAACGCAACGCCTTATGATTTCAATACACCCGACGAAGCCGCTTGTTTATGAAGTCTATTGCGAAGACGGCGTAGCACCTTCCAAGCGTTGGCACGACGATAAGATGATAGGCACGTTTACGCTTAAGTTGAAAGAACCCGACCCCGTGAAAAGGGTTGTACGACACCAGCGTTTAGGCGTTAGCACGGAGAAGGTAAGCGTTTCCTTCAAGAGCGACAAGATGGTTAATATATATTGGGGCGACGGGAGCGTAGATTACGACGTTTACGGCGACCACACGGGAAACAACGCCATAACGCACACCTACGCCGAAAACGGCATCTACTACGCCATATTGGGCGGCGTGATTGAGGAAATAACGGACTTCAACACAAGCGGCATTTTGGTATGGAACAGATTATAATAACACACCCCGACGGGGAGAAGTTGCACCTTTTCAGCAAGCAACGCCCCAGCACAATAAGCAAGGCAACCCAAAAGGTTGCTTTTGGCGACGTGGTAACGATATTCGGCAAACCCTACAGGCTTAACCAACTGCCCGAACCGACCAAAGAGGGCGAAAGAAAGTACACATACGAAGTAACTTTAGAGGGGTTGCAGTACGATTTAATAGACGTTATCTATAAATTGCCCGAAGGTTGTTACGGCGAACAACTTTACGGCGATTTGGAAGCGCACCTAACCGCGCTTATGTGGAACTTAAACAGAATATACCCCAGCAAATGGGTATTAGGCACATTCCCGAAAGGCACGGCGTTCAAGAACCTAAACGCAACAGGAAAGAACTGCCTACAGGTTCTACAGGAGTATTGCGACGAATATAAAGTAGAATTTGAAATAGCCATCAACGCGGCAAGCAACACCTATACGCTTAACATATTGGAGAAGGTAGGCACTACGCAGCCTATAACGCTCCAATACGGGCGCGGACGCGGTTTGTATAAGTTAAGCCGAAAGAACGTAAACAACTACGCGGCTTTCGTCATACATTGAAAGCGCAGAGGGGCGCAGCAAGTACGGCATCAAGGAGAACGAAAAGACCTACGACGACATAAAGCCCGAAAGGGTCGGAACGGTGGAGAGCGTAGGCGCGGACGGTATTACGTTTTCCGATAGTTCCATGTTCAACCTCACGGAGCGAGAAGCCGACGGCACAACGACAAAGTACCTTATAGAAGGCACGGCGGCAAAAATAACCTTCCAAACGGGCGGTTTGGGCGGCTATTCCTTCGACGTACACTCATACGACCACAACACACACACCTTCAAAATAAACAAGTTCACGGACGAAAACGGTATGGTATTCCCTTCCGACACGTCGGCGGCTTTCCAAATTCGAGGGAAAAGCAGCGACTACGAAGGCGACAAGTACATAATAGAAGACATCAACCTCCCCCAGCAATATATTACGGACGCGGAAAACAGGCTTAAGGAACAGGGAACGAAAGACCTTAAGGAAGTATGCCAGCCACAAGTAAGTTACGCGCTGGAGTTGGAAGAAGACTTTTTTATAAAGTTGTTCGGGCGTGAAGTCGATACAGAGGTTTTGCACGTCGGCGACTATATCAGGATTGTGGACGATGGTATAGGCGTAGATAAGGAAGTACGTATTACCCGGATTGAACGCGCCGTAGCGCGTAGAAGGTGGAAGACCGCGCAGGAACTATTAAGCATGGTATTCGACCCCGAAGGCGACTACTACAGCGAGAAGATAAAGCCGTTAAGCGTTGAAACGTCGATGTTGGCAGTAGGAGCGAAAAGCCAGCAGTTTGTATTAAAGAACGTAACCTTTGAACCGAACTATAACGGCTCATACGTTTATTTGCGCGTTTCCGCAGGAACGCTGGAACATTACGCCATCAGGGAAGACGGCGTAGCAACGTGGATTTTAGCGGCGCAGACCTTCACGTTAGACACGTCATCGGCTTATTACATTTACGCACGTTGCAACAAATCGGACAGAGCGGCTACATGGCTTATCAGCACGGAGCAATTTAAGGTAGAAGACGAAGCCGGGCAATATCTTTTCCTAATTGGCACGGTTAGCAGCCCTCAACAGATAGCAGGTACTTTGCAGAAAGTTCGCAGCGTTTCACTTACCTACGGCTTCAGCATCATAAACGGACGCTTCATCAAGACGGGCAGAATTGAAAGCACGGTTGGAAATTGCTATTTCGATTTAGACAACAACGAAATAGGCGGCGTTCTTTCCTTTGTCCGCAGCGACGGAACGACGGGAAGCGTTACAGAATTGGAGAGCAAAGCCAACGACGCGAAGAACTACATCGACAACACCCTGCCCGATATATTGGAAGATATACAAGGGCAGTTAGACGGGCAGATAGAGCAGTTTTTCTACGACTACGACCCCGAAGACGAAAAAGAACCTACCAGCGAATGGATTGCAGCCGACACCGAAAGCGGCACGATTGCCGAGAGGGAAAAGCATTTGGGCGACCTGTTCTATAACACCGACACGGGAAAGGTTTTCAGATACATCAAGGAAAGAAGACTTATCTACGTTGGCGGCGGCAAAGCACCAGCCATTACCTACGTTTACCGTTGGCAGCAACTAACCGATGAGGAATTAGAACAGGCTTTAGCGATTGCCAACGACGCGCTGGATTTGGCAAAGACCAAACGCCGCATCTTTACAAGCACCCCTTACACGCCCTACGAAGTAGGCGATTTGTGGGTACAGGGAAGCACGGGCGACATCCTACGCTGCAAGACGGCGAGGGCAACAGGCAACTACACTTCTACCGATTGGGAGAAAGCCAGCAAATACACCGACGACACCTCACTAAATAACTTTATAAGCGGAGAGTTCGCCAGCACTATAGAAACGCTCGGTACGCAGATTGACGGGAAGATAGAAAGTTTTTGGAGCGCAACCGACCCCTCTACAAGTTGGACTACACAGGCGCAGAAGATAGAACACGAAGGCGATATGTGGTACAACACCAGCACAAAGAAGTTATACAGGTGGGTAGTAGTTTACAAAGGCACGGCTTACAGTTCTTCAAGTTGGCAGCAGATAGAGGACGAAAAGGCTATAGCAGCATACGCAGCAGCGCAAACCGCGCAGGACACGGCAGACGGCAAGCGAAGGGTATTTGTTGCACAGCCTTACGCACCCTACGACGTTGGCGACCTTTGGCTAACGGGCAACAAGAGCAACGGGCAACTATACCGATGCGTCAGCGCGAGAGCAAAAGGAGCAAGCCCGAACTATTTAGCCAGCGATTGGGCGGAAGCAGTCTATTACGACAACACGAAGACCACGATAGACGGCGGTATAGTAACATCGGGAACGGTGCAACTTGTTAGCCCCGTTTCGGAAAGCATTGTAGCAGGAATTACGGGCGGCGAGAATGAGACCAGCAACACCAGCGCAGCCAACAAAGTACGCATTTGGGCTGGAGCAAGCAAAAATAACCGTTTTTCCGCACCCTTCCGCGTTCTACAGGACGGCACGGTACACGCTACCAAAGCCAACATCGAAGGAACGGTTAAGGCTACAAGCGGCGAGTTTCGCGGAACTATCTACGCAACTGACGGCGAGTTTAACGGGCGCGTCTATATTGGCGGCGGCGCAATACAACTCAACAAGGACGGAAGCGGAAGTTTGGGTAACGGCAAGATTACATGGCAAGCGGAGTACGGCGCGGCTACTATTCCCATATTGTCAGTAAATCAAATTTGGGGATTTAACCAACTTATACAGAATTTGAACAACACTATAACGATGTGGAATAACGCCGCTATGTTCTATTTGCCATTGCCTACGTCAGAGAAAATAAACCTAACGACTTCGCCGAACATCGCACGGATGTACACGTTTATAAACTTAACAGGATACCAAAAGGAATTACACGGCAACGGTAGAAAGGTTTGGGTTAAAGGTCAAGAATACGATAGCATTTATATGACATCGTACAGCGTTAGCGGAAATAGACACATACAGGCAAGAACCGTAACGATGATGTACGACGGCAAATGGTACGTCGTAGCAGCATACTAACACGCCCCCTTCACGGCAGGGGCGCACACTTTCCCCAAGCGTTTGCACTTGATTTCACGGCATCAAGGCAAATAAACACTTCACGGGAATTTAGCAACGTATTAAGATAAGACGAAGAATTAGTAAATTTGCAACCGAATTAAAAAAGTTGAAGTTATGGAAAATAGAAACGGCGACGTAACAAGTCCGCAAATTTCGGTAATGGGTTCTATAACCTTCGCCGATAGCGAGAACTTCAAGAAAGACACCCCGTTTTGCATCAAGAACGACGGCGACGCGGCGGTAGTTTTGGAAGTAAACCTTTGGGGGATGCCCGAAGGCGAATTTATTGCAACGCGCTTTGAGACGGGCTGGAACCCCGAAATAGTGCGCGAAGTGAAAACAACAAGTCAAACAAACGCCCTTCTT